AAGATATGAGACACGACATCGACCATCGTGTTTTATAATTGTTTTAAAAGGTACAATAAAACCTTAGTTTTTCTATACAGCAGCTGGTATAGAATCATATTTATACATTGCAGGTACATTCAAGAAAAAAATTAAATTGAAATCTGTTCCTGCTGAACAATAGATGTCTATAGTCAGGAATTTCAAATTTTGATCAGCTCTGCTTCTAGAAATAGTTGTTAAGGACATTGAATCAGTGTCAGATTCATCTGATGCTTGACCAAGATTACGAGAATTTGTATCATTACTCATAAATTTAAATCTACTGTACATAGGTACAGATACATTAACCGCAGACATAGTGGATTGATTAGTAAGATTTAAACCAGTTAGACCAATAGATTGATTGTCAGTATCACAGATTCTACGTCGCATGTCAGTCACATTAGTGATTGGAACATCCAAATTAACGGAAAGAAAATTTGATGATGAATGCGTTGTTAAAGTGCGACAAACTGAAACGGAACTAACATCTTGTAAATCTGTTGCATTAACAAAATAGTGATAGGATCCGCGGGATCCCACAAAGCATGTAGAAAACCATGTTGCATAAGACCAATTCGCCCAATTGTAGGGTTCTGACACTGCTGACGTTAAACCAACTGCTGTTTCAAAACCATCAGTATCAAAACCAGGATATTGAGGTTGTCTAGGCAATATGGTTCTAGCTGTCATTATGAGTTCAGTGGACGAATTAACACCTGGACATATTCTCTTATAAGCTGCTGACCTTCGCATTAATTGTCTTAATGATGATACATGTTCGCCCATATAAACAAGATTAATATTGTTATCTACGGATGAGGGTTTAGTTCCCAATTCATATCTTGAACAATTATCATCATAAGAATCAGCCTGAATAGCGTAAGGGCTAAAACTTGAAGAAATATCTTTAGGACAAGCAAACTCCAAATTATCAGATCCACGTACAAAAACCAACATTCTAATATTTGCTGATGTGACTGGACTGGATTGCTGATTCAACACTCGAACTGTGATGATACCATTGTGATTTACTCCTATACTGGATGTGGAATTAGAAGTTTTCTGAGATTGAGGACCAATAAATGGTGATACTTGTAAATAACTAGTTGGTTGTGTATAAGGTACCACAAACTCAACGTCATTTTCTTCTGTTATATCAACAATGCGAGTATAACTTTCTGTTGTATAATCACCACTTGTACCAATATCACCATATGGACTCCAATTGATTCGAACCCTACCTCTATGATATTTAGAACAAATGAATTTGAAACGGAAGATAATATCTCCTCTCCAATATTGGAAACATTGTGCAACATGATTCATTGGCGTACCCCACACAATAGTTCCATCAGTAATAGTTTCAGTATCCATCATAGTTGGAGTAACCTTCGCATAATATAGACCAGTATTTGCAGCATCTGAGGCTGACCAAGTGGAACCAAAAATATAAGATTCTCTAGAAACAAAAGATGATATAATCATTTCATCATCAACATTGACACCTGCTATTTTCGCATCTATAGACAACTCATTCTTAGCATCAAGTGTAAGTTTTTCAACGGGTGTACCAATATCAGTAGCTGCCATATTAGGAAAAGGTTTAGGTGCAAAAGCATGAACATCATCAATTACAGGAACATCTGTATAACCAAAAAGTGAAGCTATATCAGCTACAGCTCCAGCAGCGTAAGATGTCGCAGTGGCAAATTCACCAATAATGGGTATTGATGATAATCTACCTGCTGCTCTAGCAATAGCCGAAGCAGGTCTTGAAATAGTACCTTCATGAGAATATTCATCCTTCTTCTTCGATGATGAAGCTTGAACAGCAAGTGCAGGTGTAGGTCCCGCAACTTCAATGTCCTCAGCCCATGCATATACTGTTATTGAAATATTATCAGAAACAACACCATTTGCATTAGCCAAAGGATCAAAACTATTCAATACGATTTTACCCATATCTGTTAAATCAGTTGAACTTGTAGCATTAATCCAATTTTTATGGTATAAAAATGGTAAAATCATCTCACCACCTTGACAATTTTGAGGATACAAATAAATGTGAGGTCTTTGAGAATATGAGATATTTTCTTTCCTGCCCGTTGTTGACAAAATAACAGGTGCAGGATTGAATAATGGTAAAGGCTGATATGCAACCATGACGCAACCGTAAAAGAAAGGTGACGCATTAATTACAAATTTTAAATGTAAATTACATCTAACCATGTAATAATTGTCTAATTTCTTTTTGATTGAGGTTTTATTAAAATATAATTGCCATGGATCAAAGTTATCAGTAGCTGCATCAATAGTATTACCAATACCCCATAATTTTTCATATATTTGAACCGGTCTATTCAAAAATCTACCTAGTTCTATATTTTGAGAATCATCAACTTTAACATGATTCATAGGGTGGGGAATTTCACTAATAACATTATTATTTGCATCAGAAAAACCAACATTTTGTTCAGTAAAATCATCTTGAGCTTTAGTGGCATCAGTGTCAATGCCACTATCAGCTTGAACTCTCAAGAAACAGTTTGATAAAAATTTATCAGGATAGTCAGTAAGGCTGACAAGGCCTGTAGAGTTTTCACATGAGACTCTACAAAATCTCGACATATAATTAGTACTTTGTACATTTGTTTTTTGATTTTGTATTTTGACATTCAACATAAATTTATAGACAAACTGTCCTGCAACTTTACCATGATACATAGGCTTACAGTCATAAGC